TTGGATCATCATCAGCAACACCCTTATCAACGGCGTGCTTAATCTTTTCCCAAGAGATACACTTCTTAGGATATGGACCACCAATGATATCATACTTCTCTTCTTCAAGAGCCTGTAGTGACATTAGTGCAATAACATCCTGAGGATTAAAACCGATGTCCGAGTCAATAAACATCATATGCTGTGCTTCTGAACGCATGAACTCATCGCAACAATAATTACGTGCACGAGTAACTAACGACTCATTGAACAGATAATAAAACTGAAGAGGAATACCATACTGCGTACACAGAGCGGACAAATCCGCACATGAACGAGCAAACATACCAGCGCACTGACCACCATACATTGGCGTGGCCACAAACAACTTACGCTCTCTTAGTTTTTCAATTGGGATCTTAATTTCCATAATATACCTTTCTTATGCTGTAATAGTATTATGATATTTACAAGTTGGACAATGAACTGCTTTACGAGGAGGATAAGTTGTTAAGATCATACCAGGATTAGAAACAACTAACTCATCACCACAAGCTGGGCACTGAATACCAGTGCCATGTTCAAATCTTAGCTTTCTTTTCTCTTCTTCATATTCCTCTAAAGTCTTCATTTCTTGTCCTTATAATGATCGGCGTACAACATCATTATAACGTAATGAAGGACTTTAAGCAAGTCATCTTTATTGCTGCCATGCTTTTTGCCATAGCGCCAAAGATATTTGATAGCAGTGTTTCGGAAGGTAGGCATAGAATCACCAAGAGCAAGCCACACATCGAAACATTCTATATTCTCTTCTTCAGTCATATAATGCTGCCCATATGTCTTATCTATATAGGCGTGGAAGTCACGAATGATTTCGTCTTCCTTATACTTGTATTTAGGCGGCCAAGTTGAAGCAGTTGCGCCAGAAATATCACCCGACGCAGAAAGCGGCTGACCATAATAGTCACCATTCTCAAATCTATATGTCTTAGTCATTTCACCTCCGCAAAATTCACAATGTGTTCTAGAATAGCCTTTTGTTCTTCCTTGTTATTATTTTTCATTTTAACTGTATTAAACATAAGAGTCATGTTAGAAAGAATATTAGCAATCTTAGTTTCACGACCCTGCAACCAAGTTTCGTTCTGATTACTACCACGCTCTTTATAACGCTCTTGTCGTACAGCCTTATCAGTTTCTAGATAAACGATCTCAGTTTCATAGTTCTCAACACAATGTTCAAGGAACGATGATGTGAAAAGACGGTCGCCCTCGAAAAGAACAACCGCATCTTTATCTAAACTTGCTAGAAATTTAATTGCTTCTGGCTGAACAGCCATTGACATACGGTCAGTGCCAGAAAAGGTTTCACCCTCTTCATACTTACCGAGAATATAAGCAAGACCTGCCTGATGATAGGGAACTAACTTTACTTGATCAAACTTGGGAATGAAACCATACTTATTGAGAATTTCTTTCATCAACGTAGACTTACCAGCACCTGGTTCGCCACCTATTGCAATCACACGCATATAAAATCTCCCATATTATAAATACTTCTTATAAGTTCACAAGCATTAGGTCTAATTATGTATTATTTAGTATACCGTATTACGCACAAAAAGTCAAACCAATTTTATATTGGAAGGCATGTTACTGAAAACATAGAAGATGGATACCTGGGATCCGGATCAGCTGATATGCTGAAAGACAAGAAAAATTTAATAAAAGAAATTCTGCAGATTTGCGAAACCCCTGAAACCATGTTGACAAAAGAAATAGAATATATTTCTGATAACATAAGCAATCCTTTATGTGTTAATATGATTATAGGAGATCCCTCTCACGGAGTAATTCAACATTCTCAAAAATCAAAAACAAAAATTTCAAAAGGAATGAAAGTATATAAAGAGAATAACCCAGACAAATTTTTAGAACATATGTCAAAGGCAGGAAAATCTTTAAAAGGGCATAAACAATCTGAAAAACACAAATTTGCTCTTTCATTAAAAAGAAAGGGAGTTCCTAAGTCAGAAGAGTTTAAAAATAAAGTTTCCAATAAATTAAAAGACGTTTCAAATCGTCCACGTGAATCATTGTGTAAGAAATGGAAAATTACCAATATCATTACAAAAGAAGTCTTCATAGTAGAAGATAGGGTAAAATTCTGCGAACAGAATAATGTATCTTACCCTTCCTTCAACGTAGGGACTAGAAATAACAAAGTTTATAAGAAAATTTGGTTATGTGAAAAACTTCTCTAAACCAACTTCACAGTTTTCCCAAGGCAATAAGATTTCCCTTGTAGCAAGATATTGAGAGTTAGATTTATTTTCTTTTGTGAGTTGTAAATCGAGCAATCTTTTGTCTAGTGTTTCTATTCTTGCATCCCATAATGGTTGCCAATCAATTCCATTCCAACCATCTTTTTCAACAGTTTCTATTTCTTCTCGCTGTCTAGCAATATAATAACCTAAGAATCTCGTATGATGATTTCTGAAAATTTTACGGTAGCTACAAAGACATGTTTCCATATCAAAGTAATCAGTGTCAGGAAATTCTCGTTGGACTTCTTCTAATATTTCTTTCGCAGAACCATCTAGATAATTTAGTTCTTTTGAAGATAGTTTTACGTCATACCATTCAGGTTTATCGACAGCCATACAAAGGCCATTACGATGAGAACGAGAACCAGAATAATCTTCTAGCATTAAACTTCCAGGTTCTATTGGAAGTCCGCAACACTGCTTTAATGTTTGTAGATAAAACCAAGTTGAATATCTACCAAATTTATGGAACTTAGTTTTGATTTCATTCCAAACATTATTGAAGTTTTCGTCAGGGTGTTGATCGAGGAACGGACGAAATGCTTCTGTCTGAGAACGATCGCCAACCCAGTTCTTGTAAGATTCAAACTGTGCAGGTAGATGACCCTTATTCCATTTTGTATCGATTTGATAACGTAGTCTTTTATAATTAGTATTATTCCAATCTTTGAGACGATCTAAACCAACAAGTTCCATATCAGGAAACTCGTTCCAGATAACCCAAGTAGTTGGAAAATAATACGTTGTGCCGTAGATCCAAGCAATCCAAAGTTTTTGTTCTTTGTTATGCTCGAACCTACGGAACAAGTAATTGGTCATGAAGATAGCGGGGTCGCAATCCTTAATGGAAAGTGACCACCGATACCAGTTTATGAAGTCTTTTAATGTTTTTTCCAAAAGTTTTTATACTCGTCCATAATCTTAGAACGAGCAGATTTTTGAATCCGCATACGCTCTGCATAACTAACATTAGCATCATCAAAGGTTTCACCAATAACATCAAGAAGAATATCTTCTTGCATGGTTTCGCCCTTCAAATACTTATCGAAACAATATGCGATCCAACCACAATACATTTCTCTGTCTCGAATGTTTTTTGTAGTTTTTGTTGCCTCTTCTGAGATAATTCTTCTAGAGGTAACTTGCATATCTTTAATATGAGGATTAAATTTAAGAGTTGAACCCATAGAATCCGGAGTCTGTAATTCATCCATCATAATAAAAAGATTATTTAAAGAATCATCAAACCTCGGGCGAGTCCATGGTCTATAACCATTATTCGCATAGATTATAATAGTATATATACCATCTTTTACTTTTTCTGATTTATTAACCATCATATATCGAACTAACATACCAATCAATGGAGCAGTTAGTTCTTTGCGAATATTTTGTTGGCCAATCATTCGTCCAAACTCTACCAATTCTGGCATGAAATAATCTAATACTTCAGCTGTTTTAGCAGCACGCTCTCCATCGCTTTTTACATTCTCGATAGAGATAGTTTCTGTTTCGTTTGCAGGAATATAACCATCTAGAACAGTAACTGCAATATCATAAACAGCTTCGCCCTTTTTCCACTTAACTGGTAATTCAGCTTCATGATACCCAAACGCTCTCATATATCCGCTTAATTTTTCATTGAAAGTTTCTGCAGTTATATTAGAATCAATAGAGTGATAAATTTGTTCTGCTTCTTCTTCGTTTTCTACTTCAAAAAAAGTAACAAACCATTCGCTTGGAACTTGATATCCAGGAAAATGTAAATTATTTTTGAAAATATAAGAACGTGTATTACCATCCAATCTTTCAATTTTACCATCTGGATATACAGCACAAGCCATAAGTCTATGTGTTTCTAAAAATTTAGTTCCGAGTGCACGTTTTGTTTTTTCCCAGCGTAATGTCTCATTTCGTTGACACCAAACAGGCTGAAAACTAAAAGCTATTTCGGAAGATAATATCATACTAGTAAGTTTACTGTTTGTATTTTTAAATCTTTCTTTAAGTTGTTTCCAAAGAGTTTTAATAGAAACATTATATTCTGTTTCTTCTCCAATAAGACTATCGATAATAGAATTATCATACCATTCTTTTAGAATTCTTTTACCTTCTTCTGTAAGAGTATTACCTTTTTCTAAGTTTTCTTGTTTCTCAATCCAAGAAAGATTTTCTGGGCGAGCTAAAACATCAGGTAAAATTTTATGTTTAAATCCAAAATCTATTGGAACAATATGATCTAATTGTGGTTGTTCTAAATGAGAAGGCGCTTTAAAACTTTTCTTAAAAAGATCTGTAAGATATCTTACTTTTTCTTCATACTGTTTTTTATTCTTAAAACTAGTATTTGCATTTGTCATGTTCAATCTCCTTGTTTATGACATATAAAAACCACAAATTTGCGTGTCTCCGAATGGGTCATCAAATTCATAGTTTCAATACTATACTATATTTCTTCAAAATTTTCAAGCCCTTTATATTCTTTAAAGAGTTCTACACAACCCCCTTTACCTTTAAATGTAGCAGCTTTGTAAATAACTGAATCAACAGAATAATCTATATCTTCATATCGGTGAGCGTTCAATTTAAACATAGCTAATAAACAACCACTTTTCTGTTTACCAACAAATTGTATTCCAAGTTTTTTATAGAAGGGTATTGCTGGTATTTCAGAAGAAACTCTCATATAATCAGCGCCTTTTCTGAGATAAACATCTATCAAACTATACTGACATAATAATTTCGCGACACCTTTTTTACGATGTTTATGGAAAGTATGAAGCAATTGAAGGTTAGCCGTATAAGGTTTACGTTTCGAAATAGTTGTGAGAATGGCTCCGGCAAGGTCATCGCCTTCCCAGAGCCCAACAACTTCATCCCATTTGTCTAGCATATCACATTTAGCGACAAATGTTTTAGCAAAATTATCTTCTTTGTTTTTGGAAATAAATTTTACAAATTGTTCTTTCGAAACTGCATCAAACCTCGATGAATTCTCTTGCCTTTTTTCCTCGCTCTTTTCCATACTTTGTTTTCTCCCACGAGGTATAAATTTCATGATCGTATTTTAATTCTGGAAATTTATAATCACCCTCTAATAAAATCTGTTGAACATCTGGACCATCATTAAGAGCAGCATCCATAAACTTTTCTACGAATTTAAATGAATCTTCAAGCTCTCTACGGTCAAGAGAATTACGAAAACATCTGAACTCAATAGTTCCTGTGTGTTTCATACAATACGTATTGATAGCGTAACGAAAAGGACGACCCATTGATTTACCGTCTTTACCAGCTGCATGTAATTTAATAAAGTGTTCAAAGTCGGTTGTAAGATTGATAATGTTAGCAGACATATAGTCAGGCATCAACCTACCACAATCCAGCTTCAAATAACTCTTAGCTGTCTTTGTAGAAGACATATCCGGATGCAATCTAAACGCATGAACACGATCAACTACTACATGCTGATTGTCTCTGATGTAAGCAATCAAACGCTTTAGTGCATCAACATCTTCTTTTAGACCGGGAACAAATACGTGAATATGATTATGAGAAATACAATTGCTAGTAGGGTTGTTACCATTCGACCTATAAAAATCAAGAATCTCAAAAATTCTATCAACTTGTTCCTTCCAAGTTTTTGTTGGTCTTACGTTAATCTCACCACCAAACGGCGGTTCAATACCAAGTGGATCACAAGCAATACCACGATAAGGAGGGTTTAAATTAACAACATCAGTTTCTGAAAACTCCCATTTACCTAAATGTTCTGGAAGCGGAAGGCGACGGTCCGCATCTCCCACTTCCATCTCAAACCCCCAAGTAAAACTCTTTGGGTCATATGTCATTGCAAATCCTCGATCGTTGGAAATTCATACTTATTATAGCTTATTACTTTGAAATTTTCAACTATAAAAACTTCGAACATAGGAGCAGAAACTTGAAAACTCAACCCGCTTCTTTTTAGAATATCAGCAGTTGATGCAAAGATAATACCGTTTGCAGCATAAGAATAATGCAATGGTCTAGCTTCGTTACGAAAGGCAGTAATTACTTTATCTTTATCAAGAGTACAAACTGACATACTGGAAGGATGAAACTTATGCAAAGGAACTTCGCCAGTTTCCAAACAGCGTAAAATTAATTCACTATCGTTCTTTGTAATAACATCGTAACCAAAAGTTCCTTTCCACTGTTCTGGATTCTCTTGAGAAATAACCCCATTGTGAACAATAGAAAGTTCTTCTGTTGCCATTGGCTGATTGTATGCAAGATCGCTAGTTGAGTATCGAACATGACCAATACAATAAAGATTGCCATCTTCGTTTACCCAACTAGAAATGTCTTGGCTGTTTATGAATGTGCAGGCATTGACAGGTTCTTTGATAGTATGAACCTTGCCATTCTTAACATATGATACACCAGTGGCATGTTTACCACGAATCATTGATTCAACAAAAAGACGGCGAACAAGTTCGAATTCTTTTTCACCGGGATTTTTGATAGCTATGCCTAATACTCCGCACATTAGAAAAATGCCTCTAGACTTGCTTCTTCTGCCTTACCATAAGGATCCTTCATTCCATGAGCATGAAGATAATCATACCACTCTTTGCAAGGAATAACACCTGCGTGTTTTCCTTCTTTGATTGGTGTCCAATCATCCCACATTCCAGGAGATATACCGTTCCACAATGGTCGCTGGAAAGGATGATTTTTATTCATTCGGCGTTCTTCAACAAACTGTTTACGTAACGCTTCATACTCATATGACTTTAGCTCGAGCATCTTTTCACGGAAATAACAAACTACAGAAATACGCTCAGAAGTAGCGCTATCAGGATTGTTAAGAACAATAGGGGTATTTCCATGGATAACTTCATGGTTATTGACAAGCAAAAGGTCACCAGGACGCACATTAACAGCAACTCTATACTCCGGAAAAACAAGGTATCCTCCTGTATATTCTCCTGTGCCTAGCACCAGTAGATTACTTAGGCCAGTGTCTAAGTCACCAGCGTCACGGTGACAAGCAGTGCGGAATGTCTTGTTTACTGTTATAGTAGTAAATACTGTTTCTGGAACAAGGAATCTTGGATCCATTTTATCAGCGGCTGCTTTTTGATTGCCCCAACGCCATGGAAGTAATTCCTTAAACCCTTTATTCAAAGTTTGTAGGAATGGATATGCTAGTTTGAAAAGTTCTGGATGCTTTTCAGTGTATGACGTTGCACGGCCATAAGGGATGCGAGGGTAACGATCATACCAACCAGCAACACCTGAGAATACTGACTTTGCATAATTAGTAGTTGATGCCCACTTTTCGGCAACCATTGTTGCTTCTGCACGAACTTCCTCCGGTGGTTTATTACTAAGACCATCTACCCACTTATCAAACCAACCATGATATTCTGG